AGCGGCGTCTCGCCGCAAGTCATGGCGGCTCGCGCGCTCGGTTTGGCGCACGATCTGGAAACATTCGGATCAGAGCTTTTCCGGAACGGGTCACGACCGTCCGGCATCCTGTCCACTGATCAGAAGCTGACGGCAGAGCAGTTGGCGGACATGACCAAGTCATGGAACGACAATCAGTCGTCCGTGGCGAACGCGCATAAGACTGCGATCCTTGGGGCCGGACTGACGTTTCAGCCGCTCCAGACGACGGCCGATGATGCGCAGTTCATCGAAAGCCGCCGCTACCAGACCGAAGAAATCTGCCGGATCATGCGCGTCGATCCGCTGATGGTTCAGCAAAGCACGAATACTGCCAGCTACGGGTCGATTGAACAGCGCTTTCTTGCGCATCTCACACATACGCTTGCGCCTTGGTATCAGCGGATTGAGCAAAGCGCCGAATGCAATCTCCTGACACCGGCAGAGCAGCGCGACGGCTATCGCGTCATCCTCGATACTCGTTCGCTGACCCTGTCGGTCGCTCTGGATCGTGCGCAATACTACGGACAGATGCGCCAAAACGGCCTGATGACGATCAACGAATGCCGCGATCACGCGGGTTTGGATCGTTCTGACGACCCGTTGGCCGACAAGCTGACGCCTTCCGCCAATTTGTTCGGTGTTCAGCCGAACGATGCGCAGCCAAAACCCTCCGTCTGATAAATACCGCATGGAGAAAAAACTATTCAGTCTTGATGAGGTGAAGTTTGCGGCTGACGATGCAGTCACCAAGAGCTTCAGCGGTTATGGTGCCGTCTTTGGCAACGTGGACAAACATGGCGACGTGATCGTTAAGGGCGCGTTCAAGAAGTCGCTGAAGTCAGGCGAAACGCCGCTGATGTTCCTCAACCATGATCTTTACAGCTTGCCGATCGGCAAGTGGACCAAGCTGGAAGAGGACGACCACGGCCTGAAGGTCGAAGGCGTCTTCCTCGACACCACGGCTGGTCAGGACGCCTATCTGGCAAGCAAGGCGGGGGCGATCAGCGGTCTGTCCATCGGCTACATCGCTCGCGAAGTCGCATATGCCAAGAACGCAGATGAACCGGCGCGCACCCTTAAAGCCGTAGACCTTGTCGAAGTTAGCGTCGTCACGATCCCGTCCAACGCCAAGGCGCGAATCGCCGACGTAAAGTCCTTCACCAACCACACTGATTTCGAGCGGGAACTTATCTCGCGCGGGATGACAATCGATGAAGCCAAAAGCTTCATTGGTGGCCTCGAAACTCACATCGAAGCTAAATACAAACAAGCGGCAGATTTGATTGTCGCCAAGCAACTTCTGTCAATGATTCAAGGAGCCCAATGAGCGACGACATCAAGAATACTCTGGACAACATCCAGACGGCTTTTACCGAGCTTAAGAACACCAACGAAGCCAAGCTTGCCGAAATGGCAACCAAGAGTTCCGTTGACACCCTGATCAACTCCAAGCTGGACGCGATCAACGCTGAAATCACCGATCTTCAGAAGAAGTCGCAGCGCCCGAACCTGAACGGCTCGGAAGTGAACGAAGCCGAAGTGGAGCACAAGTCCGCTTTCGCCAAGTGGGCGCGTCGTGGCGCTGGCGAGCACGAGCTTCCGGCTCTTGAAGCCAAGGCTATCGCTCTGAACGGCACCGATGGTCCCGGCCTTGCGGCTGGTGGTTACCTGATGCCGCGTGTCTATGAGACGGGTATCTACAAGATGCTGGAGACGCTGTCGCCGATCCGCGCCGAAGCAACCGTTATCCAGATCACGTCGGACGATTATCGCTTCCTTGGCCAGACTGGCGCTTTCGCCAGCGGTTGGGTCGGTGAAACCGATCCGCGTCCTGAGACGGCAACCAACTCGCTGAACGAAACACGCGTTCCGACCGGCGAAATCTACGCCAACCCGCACGCTTCGCAGCGCGCGTTGGATGACGTGGTGTTCGATCTCGAAGGCTACATGGTTGACGAGACGGCGCGTGCCTTCGCCAAGCAGGAGAACGCAGCTTTCGTGACCGGCGATGGCGTGAACAAGCCGATGGGTATCACTGCCACGGCTGGCCTGACGACCGTCAACTCCGGCGTTGCCTACAACGCTGGCACGGGTGCTGGTCTTCCGGCGAATGGCGATGCCTACCTGAAGATGATCTACACTCTCCCGGCGGCTTACCGTCAGGGCGCGAAGTTCATCATGGGTTCGGCTTCGCAGCTTTCGATCCGCACGCTGAAGGACACCACGGGTAACTACCTCTGGCAGCCGTCGCTCGTTGCTGGCGCTCCGCAGACCATTGCGGGCTACGGCATCTTGGAAGCCGAAGAGTCTCCGGCTCTCGCTGCCAACTCGCTGTCGGTCGTTTTCGGCAACATCCGTCAGGGCTACCTCATTGTGGACCGCTTCGGCATCCGCACGCTGCGTGACCCGTATTCGAAGAAGCCTTACGTCGGTTTCTACAGCACGAAGCGCGTCGGCGGCATGGTCCGCGACAAGAGCGCATTCGTTGCTCTGAAGACCTCGGTCTAAAAACCGCCGGTCATCTGATCGAACTACAGAGCCGGGGGCTGAAACGCTCCCGGCTTTGTCGTGTCCGGCTAAATACGTGATGAAGATTACTCGTCTGACCACACCGACGTTCGCGGCTGTCACCAATGAAGAAATTGCGGAGTGGCTTCGCATCGATCCCGCGACTGACGTTGCGACCCTTGCCATGCTCTTGGGATCGGCCACCGATATGGTGGAAAGTCTGACTGGTCTGGCGGTCGGTGCCGCGACCTACCGCATCAACTTTTTCGACGCGCGCAAGGTCTACCACCTCCCGATCACGCCTCTCGTGTCCGTCACGTCCGTGACACTGCGTGGCGACGCCGAACCCCTCGATCCCTCCAAGTGGGCGCTACACGGCGATTGCGTCGTTCTGACGGACTATCCGGCAGTTCCGGCTTCCATCGTCCTTGAAGCCGGGTTTGGTTCACCAGAAACGATCCCTGACGGTATCCGCCACGCCATCGCCGTCATGGTCGGCGCGTCCTACGACGGTCGTCATGAGATGTCGGACCAGACCGCCAAGACGGTGGATCGTCTCGTTTCCCGCTGGAAGCGGGTGGTCCTGTGAAGATCGACGCTGGCGCACTCGACCGCCGTTTGACCATCCGTAAGGAGTTCACGGCCACCGACGATTACGGACAGACGACCAAGACGTTTGCCGACGTGACCACCGTCTGGGCTGAACGGCTGGAGCTACGCACGGTCGATACCGCACGGGCAGGGGCGCGGGACTCCTACACGACCGCTCGCTTCCTCATTCGCTACCGGGTTGATGTCACAACTGACTGCCGGATCGTGGTCGATGGTGTGGTCTACGACGTGGTCGCGGTCGATCCGCAAGGACGCCGGGAGTCCATGATCCTGACCGGCGAAGAGGCGAAGCGTGACTAACGTCCGGGGCTTCGCCGAACTCAACCGCCGACTGGTCGAATTAAGCCGCGAACAGCAGACCAAGATCGGTCAGCAGGCGTCGCGCGCTGGTGCCAAGGTCGTGGCCGACCGCACGCGTCAGAATGCGCCCGTCTCGGACGTGCCGGAAGGCGCGGAGCGGAAACGGGCGAACAAGAGCGGCAAGACGCGGACAGAGCCGCACCACAAGATCAAGAACAGCATCAAGGTCAAGAAGACACGCAACGAGTCTTCAACCAAAGTTCAGACGAGCGTCACGACCAGCGAAGCCTATCAGGCATCATTCGTAGAGTTTGGTTCCATTCACAACTCGCCGGACCCGTTCATGCGCACGTCGGCCGAAGAAGCTGCACAAGATGCCATCGACGCGATGGCTAAGACAATCAAGCGAGCGCTCGACCGGATCGACCGCAAGAAAGGAGGCTGATGGAGAAGAAGCTATATGCGAGACTGAAGACGGTAGCGGCGAACGTCTATCCGTTGGTCGCACCGAAGGCCTACAGCCTACCTTGCGCTGTCTATACCCGGATCATCACCGACGCCACGCGCGACATTGGCGACGATCTGAACGAGACTGCCTACCTGACTTTCCAGATCGATTCCTATGCTTCCACACTGGACGCAGCGAAGGCGCTGGCGCTGGCGATCCGCACGGCGTTGAAGACGTGGAATGACGACACCGTTCAAGGTGTCGCTTGGGTCGCGGAGCGTGACAGCGTTGATAACACAACAGATAACATGCTGTTCCGTGTCAGCACGGACTGCAAGTTCTTCTGCGACCTCTAAACGCCACGCCTTGATAAATACTCCTGAATAACTCGCTTTATCAGGAGCAACATGGCAAATAACGCAAAAGACTCACGCGGTTTCACTCTAAAGGCCAAGGTCGGCGCTGGCACTCTGACTGCCGTCAAGGGTATCAAGGACTTCAGCGGCCTTCGCGGCGGCACGGCGTCCATCATGGACACCACCGATCTCGAATCGACCGCAAAGGAAAAGCTGGTCGGCCTGCCTGACGAAGGCTCGGTCACCTTCACCGCTAACATGCTCCCGGCTGACGCGGGTCAGATTCTCTTGACCAATGCTCGTCCGTCTGGCGATCTCGTCTCGTTCGAACTCGCTTCGACCAAGTTCGGCAAGAAGTATTCCTTCGATGGCTACGTGATGTCTGCTGATATGACCGGTGGTGTTGACCAAGTCGTCGGCGTGAAGTTTGTGGTTGAAGTCTCGGGCGCTGTCACGGAAGCGGCGGCGACCTAAGAATGGCTGTCCTCAATCGTGCGGCGATTTTGGCCGCACCGGTTCAGACGCGCGAAATCGAGGCACCGGAGTTGGGCGGCACCGTCCGGCTCCGTGCCTTTACCCCGCGCACGAGAACAGAACTTCTGGATGTCGTGACAGAGAACACCGAAGCCGTGAAGGCTTACGAAGCGGATCAGGCAAAGGATGAAGACGCACGCGATGGCGTTGCGCCTGTCAAAGCGATGGAAGTCGGCATTCTCCAACTTCTGTTCACGATTGTTGATGAAGATAATCAGCGCGTGTTCGGCTTGGATGATTATGAAGCGATCCGCGATTTGCCATACGCTCTGATCCAAGAGCTATACTCGAATATGATTATGCTGGAGAACCGGCAAAACCACGACGCTCTAAAAAAAAGTTCAGAGCAAATGGTGAGCGACGTTTCCTCTTCCGATTAGCTCTCGCGATGGGTCGCACCGTCGCAGAGTTAGAAGAGACGATGTCGATGGACGAATATCACGAGTGGGCGGCTTACTACGAGTCGGAACCTTTCGGAACTCCGGCTGAAGATGATCGCTGGAGGCTGAACTACTCTCTCGTTTGGGCGACTAACAGCGACAAAGAGCAACCGGTCTGGTTGGATCGCGACCCTGAAGAGACAGCACGACGTGAGGCGCAACGGTCATTGGATGATAAGATCGAAGAGTTCTTCAGTGTCATGGCTGTAAGGCCTGAAGAGGACTGATCCGCATAAATACTGCATGGCGAATAAGGTTGGTTCTCTCGAAGTAGATATTGCGCTTGAAAGCGCTGCAT